AACTACTTTAGCGTTTTTTGGTAATACAGGTGGAAGTTCTTTTTCTCTTGACAATATATCTTTAGTAGAAGTACAAGGCGATAGACCAAGATTAAGTTACGATATAACAAATGGAGTAGTAGAAGATACACCACATTTAATTTTAGAAAATAGTTCTACGAATCTTGTTACCTTTAGTGAGGACTTGTCAGATTGGACTTTAGTTAACGGAACTTTAACATCTAACGCAACTGTATCTCCTGATGGAACTCAAAACGCAGATAAGGTTGCATTCAGTAGTGTTGGTTTAGATTTAAAAAGAACAGTTACAGTTGTTGCAGGTCAAACATATACAATAAGTTTTTATATTAAAGTAGAGGAGGGAACAGGTCTATTTAATGGTAGATTTTATGACAACAGCAATACTACTAATATTGAATATTACGATTATGCAGACCAAATAATACCTAATCAATGGTCAAGAATAACAAGGTCTGTAACAGCTCCAAGTGGTTGTACAGAGATGCAAATATGGTTACTTGCAGGGGCAAGCACTTTAATTACAGCTTCTTTTTGGGGTGCTCAATTTGAGCAGCAATCATACGCTACATCATACATACCCACAGCAGGAACAACTATCACAAGAGCTGCTGAAACTTGTAACAATTCCAAACCAAGTGTAAATAGTACAGAGGGTGTTTTATACATAGAAACTTCTTATTTAACACAAACAAGTCCAACTATAAAAGAAATTTCTATAAATGATGGAACAACAGCTAACAGAGTTGCGTTAAGACTTAATACAACCACAAATCAAATCAGAGCAATAGTTAGGGTTGGAGGCTTAAATCAATTTACAAAGCAAGAAACAATAAGTAATGTAACAAATTTTAATAAAATAGCTGTCAAGAATAAAGCTAACGATTTTGCTTTATGGGTTAATGGTGTAGAGTTAGCTACAGACACTTCAGGAAGTGTTCCATCAGGATTGAATCAAGTTGATTTTAGTGATGGAGATGGCACATCGCCTTTTTACGGAAAAGTAAAAGGTTTAGCAGTATATAACGAAGCATTAAGCGAATCACAACTTATGCAACTAACAGGCGTAACAGCATCATCAATATATAACAACTTTGTAACAAGAACAGCATCCTTTACAGTAGAAGCATTAAACGAAGTTAAAAAAGTAATAGATAATTTATAAGATATGGATATACCAAGTTTATTTATGATTCCCTCAGCAGTTAGTTCAGGCAAAGTACATTCTGTATTTCCTAACTCAACGGATTCTGACTTCCAATTTAATCGTGATTCAGATGCTACTCGTGTGAATAGTGAGGGTTTAATAGAAAGAGTAGGTTATTATGGTAGTGAGTTGGTTACTAATGGTAGTTTTAATGCTGATACAAATTGGTCAAAAGATGGTTGGAAAATAGAAAATGGTAAAGCTATAAATACTTTAGCAAGTTCAGGTCTTAATTTATATCAAGGTAGTGTAACATCAGTAGGAAACACATTCAAAGTTGTTTTAGATTCTGTAATTAGTGCAGGTGGTTTGAAAGTCTTGTTAGGTGGTGGCTCAGGTGGTTATAACGAAATAGGACAAGCATCTTCTACAGGAACACATACTTTTACAGGTGTGTCAAATGGTACAGATAATAGAATATTAATACAAACATTATCAGGTAGCACAATAGGTAGTGTTATAGTTGACAATGTAAGTGTAAAACAAATTAATGGCGACAGAGCAAGATTAAATTATGAAATAGAGGGAGGTTTAGTAAACACAAAATGTTCACTTTTATTAGAGCCACAAAGCACAAACCTTATAACATATAGCGAGGACTTTAATCAGAGTGTGTGGAATAATTTTGCATCAATAACACCAATAGCAAATAGCATAATAAGTCCTGAGGGATTAAAAAACGCATCTACTTTAGCTTGTAGTGGTAACAATGTTTTTAGATATGCCTTTACCGCAAGTTCATCAACTAACTATGTAGGCTCAGTATTCGTAAAAGCAAAAGAAACTACAAATGATTTTGGTATTCAAACGCTTGAAAGTGGTACGGCTTATAAAAGTGTATTTAATATTGAAAGTGGCGTTGTAGTTACACAAGCATCAAATCACACAGCAAGTATTGAAGATTTTGGAAATGGTTGGTTTAGGTGTATTGTAAAATTTAATAGTGGAAGTAGCACATCAAATATCTTTGATTTTACAGGCTCACAGACAATAGATATAAAAGAATTTTATGCTTGGGGTGCTATGTTAGAACAGCAAACATACGCAACAAGCTACATACCAACAAACGGAAGCACACAAACAAGAGCAGCAGAAACCTGTAATGGTGCAGGTACATCTTCTATCTTTGAAAGTTCAGAGGGAATATTATATGCAGAGATTAGTGCTTTGGCTGATGATTTTGCAACTTATAGATTTATAAGTCTTTATGATGGAACGTATGATAATATTTGTGATATATATTATGGTGATGCAAGTAACAGAATTTCTGTTCGGTTTAGAGGTGGTGGTGGAACTGTTATCAATATGTTTTTTGCAATTTCTGATATTATGTTATTTAATAAAGTCGCTATATCTTGGAAATTAAATAAGTTTAAGTTTTTTATTAATGGTGTTAGTAGAGGATTAAATACAAGTGGTGCAGCACCTGTCGGTTTGGATAGGTTAGATTTTAATCAAACGAGTGGTAGCAATCCATTCTATGGCAAGATACGAGATATAAGAGTATATAACACTAAAGAGATGACAGATTCAGAAGTAGATATATTATTAACTAAAATAACAAGTTAATGGAGCAACCTAATTTAGCAATGATACCTTCTGGTGTAAAAGCCACAAAAGTTTACTCCATTATGCCTGAATCAGGTGTTGGAGATTTTACTTTTGCAAGAAGCTCTACTGCTTATAGATTAAACAAAGACGGTTTATGGGAAACATCTGCTAGTAATTTACCTAGATTACATTATGATTTATCTAATGGAAATCCTGATAGTTGCCCTTGTTTATTATTAGAACCAGCATCTACGAATGCTTTAGGTTATAGCGAATTATTTTCTAGTTGGGGTACTACAAGAAGTGCTATTGTAGCAGATTCTATCATGAGTCCAGATGGTACTGTTAATGCTTCTAAAATGAAAGATGATGGAAGTACAGGGACAGACACATCTCAAAGGTTTTTATCTGTTATAGTTGCTAATGGTTCAGATTACACATTTAGTGTATTTGCTAAAAAAGGAAGTATGGACTTTGTAGCTTTAAGAACAGGGAACTTTTCAAATGGAGGAGGTACTGGAGAAACATTCTTTAATTTAGCTACAGGTGCAGTAGGAACTACTTATGCTAGTCATAGACCAAATATAGAAAAATACCCTAATGGATGGTATAGATGTAGTATTGGATTTACAGCAGGTACAGATTTATCAGGAACAGTTTTAATTAGACAAGCATCAGCAAATGGAACAAGTACAGTTCCTTTAGATGGTAATTCATTTATCTATTTATGGGGAGCGCAGTTTGAACAAAATTCTTTTGCTACAAGCTATATAAAAACTACATCTAACATTAGTTCTACTAGAAGCGCAGAGACTTGTAATAGTGCAGGAGATGCTAGTACATTTAACTCAGAAGAAGGTATTTTATATGCTGAAATAGCAGCCTTAGCAGATGACGGAACAAGTAGAATTATATCTTTATCAGATAGTTCAGACACAAACAGAGTTCATCTGTTTTATAATGTCTCTTCCAATACAGTTAATGTAAATTACAGAGTTGCAGGGAGTTCTAAGGCTATAATGTCTTTTGCTGTATCAGACGCTACTATAATGCAAAAAATTGCTTATAAATGGAAGTCAGGGAATTTTGAATTATTTGTTAATGGAGTTAACAGAGGAACAAGTTCAAATACAACTATGATGCCTGCAAATACTATGAATCAATTAGCTTTTAATGTTGGAGGTAGTGGCTTAAATTTCTATGGAAAATGCAAAGATATAAGAGTTTACGATACAGAAGGTATGACAGATACCGAAATAACAAATTTATTAACACAATTAACACAATAGAAAATGGGAATTAAAATTAGCAAATATGAGTTCGCAGATGAAGCAAGTGCATTAGCTAAAATCAATGCTTTACCAAGTGTAAAGGATGAAGATGGCAATGATGTTCCTTCACATAAGCATACTATTGTTAAGCTTGGAAACATAGTTTTAGAGCAAGGCGAGTATGATGAAGAAGGTGAAGAAACTAAAGCACCTGTACTATCAGAAAAATATCATGTAGATGTACTTTGGAAAGACTTAGAAGAGACTGACGAAGACGGAAACGTAACTGTAGACCACCCTTATGGATGGAAGAGTTATGCACTTGATTTAGATAGTGAAGGTATGCATGGTTTTATGGGAGTTTCATATCAGGAAAACAAGATGTAATGAAGATAAGCGAGGAAACTAACGTAACATTAGACCTTAAGACTATCGGTATGATAGTTGGTTTTGCTGTCTCTTTAGCAAGTATGTATTTTGCTCTGAAGGCAGACATTGCAGAGGCTAAGGAACTACCTGAACCAGAAATACAGAAGATAGAGTTTGACTATAAAGATAAATTAGTTAGAAGTACTATCGAAAAAATAGACTCTGATGTGTCTACAGTTAAAGAAGATGTCAATGAGATAAAAGAATCTTTAGCTAAGATGGATGAGAGATTGTATCAAATTAGTAAACAAAGATGAAATGGATTGTAACGGTAATTGCCCTTTTTGTATCGGCTGTTAATTTTGCACAAACTGAATCTATATCTATAGTTCAGTATACAGCAGGATTTGCAGAAGAAGTATCATTAAAAGATTTTAGAGACTACAATGTAGAGACATTGTTTATGTCTAAATCTGAAGATGCGTTTAACAAGAATAAGATAAAGTACTTACCTACTATTATTTTATATAATGATGGTGAGGAAGAAATAAGAATAGAGAGTGGAATAACCCTAAAACTACCTGAAGATTGGAAAGACACCTTAATAGAACATATAGACTCTTTGTTGGAGCAACGCTTCTAACAAGTCTATGTTTTGCTCAAATACCAGAAGATAAGATTCTACATTTTGCAGCAGGTACTATTTCAGGTTATACAGGTTACAACACTTTTGATAATATAGGAGGAGCAGTAGCTACCTCTTTTATTGTGGGTTTAGGTAAAGAAACTTATGATGAAATGAGGTATGGAGGGTTTGATAGCAAGGATTTATTAGCAACAACTTTAGGAGGAGTTGCTATATCAGTAACAATTAAATTATTAAATAAACCAAAAGATGAAAAAATTAATAGCAGTATTATTCGCTCTTATCGTAAGCATAAGCGCAAACAGTCAAGAAAAAAAAGAAGGCTTCTTAAAAAAGGCATTTAAGTATTCTACTATTTACGGAGCTTACTCACAAACAAATTCAATACAAGCACCACAAACATTTATTGTAACACAAGGCAACGAGTTGATAGAAACAACTCAAAGGCATCCGTCTGACATGATGGTTACTTATGGCTGGAGAAAGTTAGCTTTCTTTCAGTATGAGGATAGAAATAAGTTTTATGATGGTAGTGAAAAGAATCAATCTGTAAAGTCAAACATAGGTGCTTATAAAGGTTTAGAGTACTTAGTAGAATATTCAAGAGGTAGACAACAAGGAAGAGAGTTTGATAATCAAGAAGTATTTGTAAGATATTTAGCTAAGTATTGGTTAGTAAAAGGAGAGTATCAAAAGAATGAGTTAATTGATATAGATTATAAAAGTGCAGAGGTTAGATTTAGACTACCTATAGGAAAGAAACTAAGTATAAGTATCGGCTCAATCTATAGAACTTATGAAAAAGCTTATGGGCATAACCCAATACAAAAGTATTTAGAAGACAATGCTTGGTGGGAGTTAGCTTATCAATACCATACAGACCAGTTATATGAGATGATAGACCCTTTTACAGAAGAGAGTTTAGGTTATGATTATCTATGGTATAATCAAGAAGGTCAAATCATTGCAGCAAGTGATGCTGATTATAGAAACGGTATATTCCAGAATGTAGTTAATAGGTATAATAGAGAGGAACTTGCTAAGATAGGTAGCTTTGCAGATTTATCTGCAGTATTTGGTTTAGACTTCTATCACTACAAGAAGAACTTTTGGTTACACTTATATGGCAATCTACTAACTAAACATCAACTTATTCAGGGTGATGAGAGATATAGCTACAATAACTTTGTAGAAGGAGACTGGATAGATTATTCTGCAGGTGGTGTATTTGGTTTTAGAGTAGGCAAAAATCTAGGTGTGTTTAGTGAGATTACTTTACAGAGATACTGGGATAGAAACCTAAAAGAAATAAAAGTAGGATTAAATTATAAATTATAATAGATGACAAAGAATTTTAGTAAATCAGAGTTTATGTCTAAATGTGGTGCAGATATGCCTGAAGAGGTATATCACAATGTAGTTAAGGTTGCTAACCAATTACAGTACCTAAGAGATTATTTAAACAAACCAATCAAAGTGAATAGTGCTTATAGGAGTCCAGAGCATAATGCTAAAGTAGGAGGAGTTCCTAAGTCTCAGCATTTACTAGGTAAAGCTGCAGATATAGTTGTTAAGGATATGCCAACAGATATTTTATATCAATATATAGAGGATGCTATTAGCAACGGAGAGATGTTACAAGGTGGTTTAGGTTTGTATGATACTTTTGTTCATTATGATATAAGAGGTACTAAAGCTAGATGGGATTATAGAAAAAAATAACTATGGATTTTAGAATTATATTATTATTACCAAACGGTTTGAATGTAGGGTTTAATTACTTTCCTGCTGATGACGAGCATAACTATGAGGAGGTAAACCTTTATTTATTAGTTGTACAACTTAAATGGAGACTATACTTATGAGTAAAAAGAAGTTTAAAGATACGAAGCTAGGACAGTTCTTAGCTAGTAAAGGTTCAGATATTGTAGGGTTAGTAGGCGATACATTGCCGAATCAAGGCTTATTAGGCGTTTTAAAGAACGTTATAGACAAAGATGATGCCCTACCTGCAGAAGACAAAGAAAAGGCGTTAAAACTGCTTGAAATGGATTCTATTGAGATGCAAGAGGTGTCTAAGAGATGGTCTAGTGATATGGCTAGTGATAGTTGGTTAAGTAAGAATACCAGACCTATGACACTTATCTTTCTAACTATATCTATGGTGTGTTTAATATTATTAGACAGCTTTAATATAGACTTTAGCATCGACGGCTCATGGGTAGATTTGTTAAAATCTCTTCTTGTTACAGTCTATGTTGCTTATTATGGAAGTAGAGGAGCAGAGAAATTTAAGTCGATTAAATAAGTAGCTCAGAATAAAGAACATAATTATAGCGTATTGAATACTTATAACGCTATGTGTTTTGTGGTTTCGCTGTGTGGCTACACCACAAACTATTAAGAAAACTTATCTTGTTTTTAATAAGTCGTAAAGTTATAAAAAATATTTCTCACTAAACAACTATTTATTTAATTATTTTTTTGTATATTTGTATATGCAAGATGATTTAGACATAGAAGGTTTAGATTATTTACAATGGAGTTTATTTGATTCTCCAGATGAAAAAGGTAGTGGCTACAAGTTTATGGAAAGACAGCCAGTATACATTTTAGACAGAATAGTTAAACGAACTAGAAGAAACTTTAATATAATACTTGGCTACACAACTCCTTCTTATGCTACTAAATATGGCTTATCTAGTAAAGACTCACATAGAGTTGGTAGAGCTGTAAGAATAAAAATATTGAATCCACAGAAACGCATGGATTTAGTCCGATTGTTAATACTTGAAGGCGTTACGAGAATAGCAGTTGCCAGAGATATAGTTTATTATGATACTGATGACTTGAAAGAAAGAGGATTATATATCTGGTAGAATTGTTTATTATTGTTTTTTGTTTTAGGAGGGTGGATTTATTTCTGCCCTCTTTTTTGTTTTATTAATATTTTTGTGTATATTGCATACTGTAACAATAAAACAATAATAATGGAAGATTTAATAACCTACAAAAATCTAAGGATTAAAACACTACAAAATAGAGTGCATAACTTAGAGCAAGAGAACTTGCAATTAGAATCTTACATCTTTGAATTACTTACTGGAGAATGTACTGAGGAATATAGAAACGAGATAAGAACAAAACTATTCCAAAGAGACACAAGAGAATCTTAAACAACTAAAAAGTAATTATATGAGAATGCAAGAAATTAACTTTCACAAGAACTTTCAAACACTTAGTGAATACTTTCTAAAGAGCAACGGTAATAAGAAAAAATGCAAAACAGCATTAACAGAAATCTATTTTCATGTCAATACATTAAGACTAGAAAACAGAGAGTTAGAAGAAAACTTGTCAAAGTGGCAAGATAAATTTAATAAACAAATAAATAATAATGAAAACAGAGTACACATTTCATGAGAGAGTAGTTCTCTTACAAACGGAGCTTAAAGCTCCTAAGAACCAAAGAAACAACTTTGGTAAGTACAACTATAGAAGTTGTGAAGACATACTAGAGTCAGTAAAACCTTTGCTTGCAAAGTATGGTTTGTCTTTAATGATTACTGACGAAGTAAAAGAAGTATGTGGTATTCCTTATGTACAAGCTAGAGCAGTATTACATTGCCCTGACGGTAAAATGGAATCAACAGCACAAGCTGGTATTGACCCTAATAGAAAGGGTATGGACATATCACAGTCATTTGGTTCATCTAGTTCCTATGCAAGGAAGTATGCTTTAAATGGTTTATTATTAATAGACGATACAAAGGATGCAGATGTAACCAATACACACGGAAAAGAGAAAAGCTTTAGTACAAAGACTAAAGACTTTAATTTATTATAACCATTAAATTTAATATATATGAGTAGTTTAATTAACGTAAGTATGAATCTACAAAACTTACCAAAAGAAAAATTTGTAGAAGGAAAAAAAGGAGTCTACTATAATTTCACAATATCTGTGAATGATGAGACTAACCAATTTGGTCAAAATGTTTCTTTATATGACAGCCAAACAAAAGAGGAAAGAGAAGCTAAGAAAGACAAAGTCTACATTGGCAACGGAAAAGTAGTTTGGACAAACGGAAGCTGCGTAGTAGCAGAGAAGGATGAAGTGAAAAAAGAAACTGTTGCTTCCACTAGCAGCGATTTACCATTTTAATTAATAGGGAGGGCTAATAACCCTCCCTTTTTTATTATATGACATTAGAAGAAAGAACAATAAACAATTTAGTAATGGAAGTAGTTGAACAAGATTGCATCCTAGACACATCTGAAAAGATAGTATACCCACCTATAGCATTATCTATAGGAGAAAAAAGCTTTACGACTAAAGATGGTGTAAAATCATATCCAGTACCTATTGGTACTTATGGAAACTTTAGCTTTGTACAAGCACCACCTAAAACTAAGAAGACATTCTTTGTTAGTTTACTAGCTTCTGTTTACCTAGCAGGTAACAATAAGTTTGGAGGAGATATTAAAGGACATAGAGGAGATAGAAAGCTGTTACACTTTGATACAGAGCAAGGTAAATGGCATTGTCAAAAAGTATTTAGAAGAGTACTAGATATGAACAATACAAAACAAGATGACAATTATCAAACCTTTACATTAAGAACTATAGGATATAAAACAAGATTAGAATTTATAGAGTATTGGTTAAGAGAAAGAGTAGAAGAAGGTAAAGCTGGTGTTGTAATAATAGATGGTGTTGCTGATTTAATTAGTGATGTAAACAACCTTGAAGAAAGTAATAATGTAGTACAAAAGTTAATGGAATGGACAGCTAACTTTAATTGTCATATCATTACAATTATACATTCTAACTATGGCTCATCTAAACCAACAGGACACTTAGGTAGTTTGCTAGAAAAGAAAGCAGAAACACAAATAGAATTAGAAGTTAATACTGTTCATCATGAGCAGATTACAGTTAGATGCAGAAGGAGTAGAGGTTTTCCTTTTGATACATTTAGCTTTAAAGTAAATGATTATGGTTATCCTATATTAGTAGGTAACCTTTATAACCCTTTACAAGGTATAGATATAAAACATAAAGAAATACCTTATGATTAAAATAGACTGTCCTTTATTTGTGTTGTTAGAAAGAAAAACAAAGCCTGACAGAAAGATATTTATTAATATGAACACTTACAGGAATTTGCATTACTTCACAAACAACAAAGCAAAGGCTCTATTTAAAGAAGTTGTAAAACCACAATTAGAAGGAGTAAAAATAAACACACCAGTAGAAATAACTTACAAGGTTTATAAAGCTAGGAATAGAATTATAGATAAAATGAACTTTGTATGTGTTACATCAAAATATTTGTTAGATGCAATAACTGAAGCAGGTTGTTGGACAGATGACAATGATGATTTTATAAAAACAGAAACAATAATGCCGACAGAATTAGACAGAGAGAATCCGAGAGTTGAAGTTTTTATAAAAAGTATATGAATGTATTGAAGATGGTAGCTAAGAATCATACTTTATGGTTAAAGATGGTTCTTAATATGGGGTGTAACCCTAGTATGGCAGAAGATATTGTCCAGCAGATGTATCTGCGAATAGACAGATTGGTCAAAGAAGGAAAGAATGTGATGTATGATGACGAGTCTGCGAATAGATTTTATATCTATTTAACATTGAAGTCTATGTATATAGATTACAAAAGGGCAAGAGGCAAGTATACGTTCTTTGAGATAATGGATAATGATGAGGTAGATGCTTTAACAGAAACCCCAGCTTATTATGCTGGTATGGATATGGAAGAGCAAGAAGCATTTACAAAGATTTATAATAGAATCTTAGATGAGATAAACACTTGGGATTTCTATAACAAGAATTTATGTATTGCTTATTTCACTACAGGTTTATCATTAGATAAGCTTGTAAAGGAATTAGGTATAGGTAGGTCCAGCATCTACAATACAATAAGAAATCACAGAGAGATTATACAAGAGAAGTTTAGTGAGGATGTAGAGGATTTTTACAATAAAGATTACGATAAAATATAATACTATGAATGAACCTAAAGACAAGCGTACTAAAGAGTACAAAGAATGGAAGAAGAAGTTTAACAAGGAGAACACTATCGGACTAGGAGATATAGTCGAGAAAGTTACAGAAGCTACAGGAATTAAGAAAGCAGTTAAGTTTATAGCTGGTGAAGATTGTGGCTGTAATGAGCGTAAGGAGAAGATGAATGCTATTCCTATTCTAAAAAGAAGAAACGTAAACTGTTTAACAGAAGAGGAGTATACTTATTTATCTGACTGGTTTAATAAGAAGTCTAATGTGATTAGACAAGATGACCAGAACAGATTGTTAAAGATATATAACAGAGTGTTTAACCAAAGAAGAGAAAGAACAAGTTGTGGTTCTTGTATTAAAACAATGACTGATGAATTAAGAATCTTGTTTAACCAATACGATTAGGATGAAAGACTTTAGACCAAGACTAAAAGGCAATAAGCTTAAAGCATTTCTTAATGTAACTAAAAGAGAAACTAGGGTTTTAGTTATAGGAGATTTGCATGAGCCTTTTTGCTTAGACAAATACTTAAACTTCTGCAAAGACATATACTCTAAGTATAATTGTAACAAAGTTATATTTATAGGAGATGTAATAGACAATCATTATTCAAGTTATCATGAAACGAATGCTGATGGTTTAGGTGGAGGAGATGAGTTAGATATAGCTATAGATAGAATAGCTAGATGGTATAAAGTATTTCCTAAAGCAGATGTAATCATCGGTAATCATGATAGGATTATAGCTAGGAAAGCACAGACAGGAGGCATACCTAGTAAATGGATAAGAGATTATTCTGATGTATTGAATACTCCTAACTGGAATTTTATAGAAAGATTAGTTGTGGATAATGTACAATATTTACATGGAGAAGGAGGAACAGCTAGAACAAAAGCTAAAGGAGATATGATGTCTACAGTACAAGGACACCTACATACACAATGTTATAGTGAATGGTGTGTTGGTGCTAAGTTTAAAGTATTTGCTACACAAGTAGGTTGTGGCATAGACCACGAGAAGTATGCGTTTGCTTATGCTAAAGCAGGAAAGAAACCAGCTATAGGTTGTGCAGTAGTATTTGGAGGACATACAGTTGTTAATGAATTAATGGATTTATGAAACTAAAAGATAAGAAACATACAATAGCTCAAAGGATGGGTAGGATAGAGAAAGTGCTTACTCAGTTGTACTTAACCAATGTAAACTTTGGTGAGCGAATAAAGAAGATGGAAGAAATATTATTTAAGGAAGAAAAAGAAGAAACAGATGAGTGATAGTAGAAAGGCATACGAGGAAGAGTTTGGTAATCTACCAACCAATAGCGAAGAGAGAAAAAGGATTCCTATTTATACTGGATTGATTAAATACTTTCCTGATGCTATAGCAGAAGTAGCTAGGGTATCTTTAATAGGAAACCAGCAACATCATCCTGATGAACCTTTACATTGGGATAGAGAGAAGAGTACAGATGAACTGGATGCTTTGGCTAGACATCTAGTAGAAGCTGGTAAGATAGATACAGATGGTGTAAGGCATAGTGCAAAGGTTGCATGGCGTGCTATGGCTAACCTACAAAAAGAATTAGAGAACTCTAACACTAGAGACGAGCAATGGTATATAGACCAGTACAATAGAAATAGATGAGTTTAATAAGAAACAGTAATCAGACAAAGCAAGGCTTAGACTTTACAGGACTACAGAATGGAAAGATACATCCTTCTGATATAGATGCTGTATTAGAGTTTGACAATGAAGCTTTAATATTGATGGAGGTAAAGAGGACAGGTAATCCTATACCTACAGGTCAAAGGTTATTGTTAGAAAGAATATGTGATAGTTGGAGAACAAACAAAGCTATTGTTTTATATGTTACTCATAATTATTTAGATACAAGTAGAGACATTCCATTGACTACTTGTTCTGTTAATGGTTGTTATTATAATAGAAGATGGGTAAAAGTAGACAACGAACCCCTGAGAATAGTATTAAACAAACTAGGTTTTAATTGGAATATAAATAAATTAATGTTTGATAATTAAAATATTTATTATATATTGCAGTTATTAACAATAAAGATAATAAACAATGAGAGAAATAAGAATTAGTTATAGTGGAGTTACATTAGACATTAAAGGTCAGTATTACGAAGGATGTAATGCTACTTATATGTACCCAGCAGACCCTACAGAATTTCAGTCTACAGCTATTGTATGTGGAGACCAAGACATTACAGACTTGCTAGATGGAGATACAATAACAGAAATAGAAAACCTAGCTGCTCAACAGATACAAGATGAAGAAGAGTATCACGACAGTCTTATATAATAAACATAAAAACAAATAAAAATGCCAATATTTAATGAAACATTTGAGTCGTTTAGGATTCAAGAAAGAATAAAAGAACGTAACAAAGCTATAACTCTTTTGTGTAAAGAGGGGTATACTGTGTTTGATACCGAAGGAAACATATTAAACAAGTCAAGCAACAACACATATAAATAATACATGACGGTCTTATTTGATGCAGATAGTTTGGTGTGGGCTTCATGCTTTAGAGCTGATGGTGATTTAGAACAAGCAAAGAAAGAGTATGATGATTCTTTCGATAACATTTTAACAAACTTATATGGTCGTTATGATATTGATTCAGTTATTACTTTTAATAATAGTAGTGGAAATTTTAGAAAACTATTAGACAATAACTATAAGGCTAATAGAAAGGGAAGTGAGCTTCCTTTAATATTACAGGAGATACATAATTATGTTACAGAAAAATATAATGGTATCAAAGCTTGTGGTGTTGAGACAGATGACTTAGTTGCTAGATACTGGAATCATATAGCCAAAGAAGATGGCAGAGACAATGTAATCATCTTAGCATTAGATAAGGATTATATGCAACTACCAGCTTTAATATACAACTATCATTACAATCATCAATGTATGTATGATGTATCAGAAGTAGAAGCTCTAAACAATTTCTACACACAAATGATTGTAGGTGATACAATAGACAACGTAAACTATTGTAGAGGTTATGGTAAGAAGTATGCAGAAAAGTTGTTTGCAGAATGCACAACTCATTATCAATTTACTAAAAAAGTATATGGGTTGTTTAAAGAAATATATAAACAGAAAGCAAAATTAAAATATATACAATGTTATAATTTACTTAGACTAAGAACAGAATGAGAGATGATTTATCTAGTTCTAAGATTGCAGAGTACTTTGCTTTGACAACTTATGAACTAGAGAAGGGAACAAGTGTTGATGAGATAAAACTTATCTTAAAACAATACGAGGAGTTGGAGATGTATTTAGAATGTGCAGGCATATATAATGCGTTAGAAGTTTATAAGTTTAACTTGTCGGTTGACTTGGCTAAAATTATGAGCGAAGATAAAATAAAGAATAATATAAAATTTATAAAAGATGATAGAAAAAATAAGAAAGGAAGTTGAACAAGCTACTATGCAAGACTTGTCTAGTAGAAGAAGACAAAGAGAATTAGTTTATGCAAGAGCCATATACTTTAAGTTGTGTAAAGAGAAAACAACCTCTACATTAAAGAAGATTGCTGACACTTTAAACTTAAACCACGCTACAGTTTTGCATGGTATTAATAATGTATTTCCAATAATAAAAAAAGAAGAGCCTTTTCTTTACAAGGTATATAGTAAAATAAAGAACAATGATGACTTGAATCATATAAAAGAAAACTATTATGCGTTGCGTAAAGAACACGAAAGTTTATTAGTAAAATATGAAAATCTAATTGAGACAAGAACAGTTGATGAGTATGATGAAATTGTTGGCATTGTAAAGCAAATACCTAGTCAACACCTAGAGACTGCTAGGGTTAGAGTAAAGGCAATGGTTGACATTATTAAAAACTATGCGTAAGATAAAAGTATTAAACCCAGATGCAGTTCAATGGTGTATTGCTAATGACTTTATTATCTATCCAGTAACAAAAGATAATAGTACTTATAATATAGTTGTAGAGAAAGGAAACAAGAGAGCAATCATACAGGAAAAATTTAACAAGAAGACTGTGCAAGAAGGTATTGCAGATGTTTACCTAAAGCTTTACAAAAAACATAATACAAAATAATCGTTATCATTATATGTCAAGAGCAAAGAAGAATAGGTCTCAGGAAATTAAGAGAACAGACGGAAGAAAGAACAACAAAAGACTTGAACCTAAGCCAATATCTACAATAAAGAAGCTACCACCTGCAAGGCAAAATAAAGCGAAGAGAGAGCGTATCTCTTCTTATGCGACCAATGCTATGAAAGAGGTGTTTGGAAGCGAGAAAGAGGCGTTTAAGCACCTTGCTGAGCTTGGTAAGAAGAACTTTACTCACATGAAACTGTTAATGGAGTATGCTTATGGCAAACCATCAGACAGTATAAATGATAGTAATAATAGTAAGAAAGTTCAAGTACCTGTAATCAACTTCTTTAACAACAAGGAGTCTCAAATACAAGATGATGTTATAGATATAACACCAGAGGATGAACAGTAACATAAATCTACATACAAAGTATATTCCCTTGTTTCAATCTGATAGCAGATACTTTATAATTACAGGAGGTAGAGGTAGTGGTAAGAGTTTTGGAGCTGCTCTGTTTCTACTGAACCTAACCTATGAGCATGGACATAAGATTCTATTTACTAGATATACTTTAACATCAGCCAACACTTCTATTATTCCTGAGTTCATTGAGAAGATAGACTTGATGGATGTTCATAGTGATTTTAGAATTACTAAGGATGAGATAATAAACTTAAAGACAAACAGTTCTATAATGTTTAAAGGTATTAGAACCTCATCAGGTAATCAAACTGCAGCTCTTAAATCTTTAAATGGTGTAACTACATTCGTTGTAGATGAGGCTGAAGAGCTTTTAGAAGAGGATGTGTTTAACAAGATTGACTTCTCTATCCGTACACAAGGTAAACAAAACAGATGTATCTTAATATTAAATCCAGCTACAAAAGAGCATTGGATATATCAGAGATTCTTTTTATATAAAAATATCAAAGGGGGTTACAATGGTGTTACAAATGATGTTACATACATTCATACAACTTATGAAGACAACAAGAAGAATTTATCCGATTCATTTATTAGTCAGATAATGGATATGAAACGTAGAACTCCTTCTAAGTTTGAGCATATTATTTTAGGAGGTTGGATGGAAAAAGCTGAAGGAACAATAATTAGAAACTGGAAGCTTGGAGAGTTTGCACAAACAGAATTAACTTGCTATGGGCAGGATTTTGGGTTCTCTATGGACATGACAACGCTTGTAAAGGTCTCTGTTGACAGAGATGTACGGAGGGTCTATGTAAAAGAGATATTCGGTAAAACAGCACTTTCTACGTCAGATATAGCATTTATGAATAGGAAGGAATGTGGAGCAGATTTGATAATATGTGATAGTTCTGAACCTAGATTGATAAAAGAATTAAGAAACACAGGATTAAACATAAGACCAACCATAAAGAAGAAAGGTAGTATCTTATCAGGTATTGCTTTGATGCAAGACTATGAGATAATAGTAGAGAGAAACTCACACAATATAATTAGAGAGTTTAACAATTATGTTTGGCATGAGAGAGGACAGAAACCAATAGACAAGTACAATCACTTTGTAGATGCAATCAGATATTCTTTGCAATATTTAGTTCAAGGAGTAAATTCTGGAAAATATGTTATTCGATAATTTGTTTAACATGAACCTTTAACATGAAGGGTCGATTGTTTAACATGGAGGTGTTTAACATGAGGGCTGTTTAACATGGGGGCTTGTTTAACATGAGGGTAGCGCAAAAAAATTATATCCCCTAAATTTTTATTTATATTCATTCTAAATAACATCTGTTAAGATTTACACAATTTTAGCCAGAAAAAAAGCCAGTAACAAAATCAATTTTATTTTTGTAGTATCAAATTATTTTTGTATACGTGCGCACACGCTTTTAATAGGTGCAAAAAAAATATTATATTTATTTGGTTTATTAACAAAATTGTGTATATTTGTATCATTAACCAATTAAAACAAAACAAAATGAAAGATTACACTATTTTTAACGGAAGAATGTTAAGCGGAGATGTTAGACAGGAGCTAGAGAAAAAAGACGAAGAGATTAAAAGATTAAGAAAAATTATTGATGAAAATATTATATCAATGTTTTAAGTATTAACCAATAAAAACAAAAAAAATGTATAGTAACATAGAAAAACAATTTAAACTACATGTATTAGAATGCGTTCTTGATTCGCTTGATGATTACGAAGGCGCAACAGATTTTAACTTTATTACAGATGACGAAATATATTCAATGATTTATTACAGTCGTTGCAATCACTTTATAAATGAATCAGGTTGTAACGTTTGGGATGTTATCAGCTTCGCAAGTGAATTATATAAAGATATGACAGGCGAAAACATACCGAGCGAAAATATCAATTCGGAATTTGTATGTAATTTTATATTCAATCATTATGCATATACTTTGATAAGTGATTTGGAACATAATTTTGATTCATTCGAGGAATTAAACGACATAAAAAAAGAGGTTAAAGAGTACCTAGAATTATATGAGGACAGATATTTATCATTACCATTTTAAAAACATAAAACAATGAACAAAGAAAAAGAACAAAAAACAATGTATCTATATGACACCCACACAATTTGGGCGCAGGATGGAGAATTACATTTAATGAATGAAAATAATTATCTGGTTATTAATATAAGAAATTTATATTTTGACTTAGACCATATAATATATTTAACAAAAAAAGAGTTTAACAAACAATTAAAAGAACAAAACAAAAGAATAAAAAAACAATCATGAGAAAAATAACAAAAGAATCTGTAAAAGCATTTTATAATAATTACAATTATTCAAATAATAATACATTTGTAAATGATAATAAGTTTTATTTGCATCATAATTTAATAGCTGAAAAGAAAAATAATAAATTATTTATTTGTAATTGTGGATGGTTCAGTAATACCACAAAAGAAAGGCTTAACGGAATATTAAACCATATCGGACACGCTGGAATATATCAGAAAAATTTCTGTTGGTTTTTAGATGGTGAGAAGTGGAACGGGAACAGGGTAGAAATAAAACTTTAACATTTCTTTAACAAAACTTTAACATTTCAATACTTGACTTATTAACATTATTGTGTATATTTACATAACAATAATAATTAATAACAATAAAACAATAAACATGAAAACAATTAACAAACAAGTAAACACATTTAAACAATTAGACACATTTGAAAAAGTACAACTAACAATTTTTAGCGTTGTTATGTTCAGCCTTTTATCTGTTGTTGGTCAATGGGCTTTAAATGGTTTCTTTACTGCATCATTTTAATAAAGTTATACTGAAGAGGATTTAATATCCGAAACGCCTTCGGGCGTCTATAACAACTAAAACAATTAAACATGAAAGAAATCACAGAAATTAAAATGCTACCAACTAACAAAATATGCATTCATTACGGCAAACAAATTGAGGTCTTAACCTTACAAGAATTCAATGATTTAATGAGATATAGAATAAGAAAAGCAAACAGAGAAAACGACATCAGAAGCACTCTTTTAATTGTTATTATGTTAATCACTGGTCTTATCTTAGCAATGAAAATAATTCAAATACTAGGATAATGTTAGAAGAGATGAACAAAATAAAAGACATTGAGAAATTAAAAGCATATTACAGAGCCGATTTAATTTATATAGAATGGCTTAAAAGATATGAAGAATATATATATAAAAGCTATATAATGATTGACGCTGAGGCTTCAGCCTATGCTGACGGAGATAAAGAATATAAAGAAAACTTTAATAATTAAATAATGGAAATAACAGATAAAGAAATTGTTGATATATTACATTTATATTACCCTAAGATTTATAATAATATATGCGAACATATACAACAACAGGAGCAATAAAAATAATAAAATAGTTTAATTTGTTTTATATTTAGTTAGTCCGAAAGAGCCTTAAAACCTTATGTTTTAGGGCTTTTTTTATATCCTTTATATATCTACACCTTTTTTTTAATTGATTGATTTACAGATGAGATATGAGGCTGAGAAATAACAAACAATTTTAAGCTCATTTAAGCATACTTTACACCTCATCAAGTACCTACACACATATAATTAATAAACATCTCTTAAATCGTCTCTAAATAGCCTTAGATTAGACGTTTATAACATACATTTAACGTAAATTGAATATATGGCAGGTGGAGTTACCCATTCTAATGATTTCATCAAAAACGAATTTATCTAAAACTCATAATCTAAAAATACAAATATAATTGAAAGTGTATTGGGAAGGTATTATTCGCCCACCTATAATAAATGTTATTTTAAATAATATTTGCTAGATATTTGGTTAGCAGTTTACTCGTTGTATGGAATAGTACTAGGGCGATTACGAAAACAACAAAGGATTTAGTACTGCCATTCACAAGGAGATTTAGAGTACACGGTCCAACAATCATCCGTATTTATTAGGGTATTGAAGTGTGGCAACTTATGTAGATTTGCAACTACTTATATAAAGATAACGATATTTTTAATTTTTGTTTTATACTTCCATAAACAACTTATTAACAAGAAAACAGAAAGTGTTGATTTTCGTTATCATAGTATGATAAAGGAATATAAGCTGTCTATACCTCAAGCATTGGCAGGAATAACCCTTAGACAGTATCAACAGTATCTAAAGATACTAGATAAATGGGATAAGGAAGATGAGGTATACATAAAGACAAAGATGCTGCAGATATTCTGTGGATTAGAGATTGAAGATACATTTAAGATTCCCTTAAACAACTTTGATTTCGCTATTGATGTAATAAATAAGTGTTTTAAGGAAGAGACACCTTTAGTACCTAGATTTAGTATGTCAGCCACAGATGAGTATGGAGAAGAGACTGTTGTTGAGTTTGGTTTTATACCAAAGCTAGACGAGATGACATTTGGTGAGTTCATTGATTTAGATGGGTATATCTCAGATTGGGATAAGATGCACAAAGCAATGGCTGTATTGTTTAGACCAGTAATCTTTAAGAAGAATGAGTTCTATAGGGTGATGGATTATGAAGGCAGTCACAAATATTCTGATGTAATGTTAGATATGCCAGTTAGTGTAGCGATAGGAGCAATGGTTTTTTTTTATCGTTTAGGGAGCAAATTACCAAGCTATACTCTGGATTATTTACAGAAGGAGCTGAAAGGGAAGGGGATTCCACCTCAGCTCAAGCAAACTTTGGAAAAAAATGGGGTTGGTATCAGTCAATATTTACAATCGCTCAAGAAGATGCAGCAAACATTGACAAAGCTACAAAGCTTCCAGTACACACCTGTCTAATGTACTTAGAATATATAAAGGATAAGACAAGAATAGAGAATGCTTTAATAAAGAAGGCACATAGAAAATAAATATGACACAAGTATACGACTTATTAGACAAGATTAAAGATGAACTAAGAGCTAATCACCACATGAATAGTGTTAGCTTTGGTGATATAACAGAAGTTAACCTTAACAAGATGGATATATTTCCATTAGCACACCTAAACATCTCTAATGTAGTAATAGATTCACAGTTTATGACATTTACTTTACAGATATTATGTGCAGACATAGTAGATTACACAAAGGAAGTAGTTACTCCAGACCAGTTTTATGGTGTAGACAACTTGCAGGATGTGCTAAACACACAATTACAGGTAATGAATTTAATATTCTCTAAACTAAAAAGAGGTAATCTAAGGGCTGATAAGTTGCAGGTAGATGACACAATGAGTTGTCAGCCATTTAAAGAGAGATTTGAGAATGAGTTAGCTGGTTGGGAAGCAGAAATAGACATTAAGATGATTAATGATATAAGTATCTGCTAATGAGAGATGAGTTTATGAAAAGGGCGTTAGAGAAGTTTGGCTCTAAAACACTAGAAAGACTAAACTACACTTTAACATCAGACCCTTATTATCAGGGTGGATTAAGAGCTTCTGGTAATTTAGCATCTAGTATGTATTACAAGATAGTGAATGATACTATTGAGATATACATGGCTGAATATGGTAAAACCGTAGATGAAGGTAGGCGTAAAGGAGCTGGGTTGCCTAAAGGCTTTGAAAACGACATACTTAGATGGATGTCTTTTAAAGGAATTAATGCTAGAGCAGGTAAAACAAAGTTAGAATCTGCAAAAGCTATTGCTAATAGTATATACAGGCAAGGAACTATAAAAAGATTTGGTTATTCTGGAAGTAACTTTATAGATAGAGCTGTAAATGACTCTATGAATGTATTTGGAAATGATTTACTGACTGCATTCATGAAAGATTTAGAGGCAGAATTAGATAAAATATTAAAATAATAAAAACAAATGGCTAAAATAAACGTAAGAAGCCCATACTTTGTAAATGTATTTCATGCAGACTTAGCATCTGCTAAATTAGATATAGAGATATATGCAGGAACAGCACATTCTTTGGGGCATACAATAACTCCTACTTATACACTATCATCTTCATCAGTAGGACAGTTTGGGTTTTATGTAAACTTTGAGATAAGCAACTTAATAAAAGATTATATTGCTACAGGTTTTGATGGCAACTACGCAGGAACACAAAGCATAGCAAACACAATAAATGTAGATTATCAAGTTACAAGGACATTAACAAACGGTAATAGCACACAGCTAACTGCTGTATTAGGAGTTAAAGCTTTTGATGGATATGGCTACTTTGAAGACGGTGCAAATCCAGAATTACTACAAGGACTACTCATAAGCAACAAAATAATAATTAAACCAGATGATTCTCCTTTAAGAATACCTGTTGATGCAAACAATACAACATCTGTATCTTTCTTTTACAATAATCAAGAAATATATACACAAGCAGTTGCAAGCCAAACAGACTCTAAGGACTACATACAATACATAAGCAACGAAACACAAGCAGGCGCAGATAGTTACGAAGATAGAGTATTACAAGACGGAGGTGTATTTGAAAACAGTCAATGCCTAAACAACTTTTTAGCACAAAACGGAATCTATGGTGTAGATGAGGTGTATGTAGATGGAGTAGAAGGAGTAACAAGGCTAGAAGTAAGAAATATAGATGAATGTAAGCATACTCCTTACAAAATGGTGTTTGTGAACAAGTATGGTGCTTTACAGGACTTATGGATGTTTAAAAGAAGTAATTTATCAATGAAGAAAGATGAAGAAAGCTTTAGGTCATCTACTTTACTATCAGCTACAGGAACATATAACACATTTGACCACCAGTATAAGACATTTAATATTAATGCTAAGGAAACTTTAACACTAAATACAGGCTTCTATCCTGAAGAATACAATGAAATATTTAGACAGTTTACATTAAGTGAATTAGTTTGGATAGAATATGATAACAAGACATTGCCTGTTACAGTCAAGTCTAGCAACTTATCATTCCAAACACAATTAAACGACAAGTTAATAAACTACACAATACAAGTAGAATTTGCTTTTGATAAAATAAACAGCGTAAGATAATGCGAAGACAAGTAGAGGTATATGTAAGTATTAGACAAATAAATCCAGCAGATTTATTAGAGATTCCTTATTACTATAAGTTAGACTTATTTGACGAAGAGTCAATAAACATAACTAACTCTATAAAAGATGTCAGAGATATAGCAAAAGTATTTACCGATTACTCACAACAGTTTAACGTACCTGCAAGTACAGCTAACAACAAGATATTTAAACACTACTACAACTTTGATATAGATGGTGGTTTTGATGCTAGAGTAAAAAGAGAAGCGTTAATTAAGATAAATGGAGAAGATTACAGACAAGGCTTTATAAGTCTAAATGATGTTAGCATGAAGAAGCAACAGCCTTTTTCATATAAGGTTGTTTTTTATGGTAAAACCATTAACATAAAAAGATTGTTTGGTGATGATGAATTAGATTCACTTCCTGACAATGAAGGCGCATACTTAAACGCATTTAATCAGCCTTACACCTCTACATTTGCCAAAAATGGTTTTATAGAAGGATATAATAAGGCTGGTGTCGGTATAGTGCAAAATCCAGATGGCAACAAGGCAGGTGATTTATGTTTTCCTTTTATTAGTGGTAGGTCTCATTACTATTATGATTCACAACACAATAACGCTCCTGTTACAAACACAGACACTCCTTCTAGGAATGTACAAACACATGGTAATGATAAAAAAGGTATAAATCTGGTAGACTTAAAACCTGCGATTAGAATTTATCATATTATAAAAGCAATAGAAGAAAAATACAATATTACTTTTAGCACAGATTTCTTTAACACGACCAATGCAACATTCCACGAGCTATACTTATGGTTACATAGAGAGGCTGGTGATTTAGCAACACAAATCGGAGAAAGCGTATTATCAATAGGTTTAGGTGAGTTTACATTTACAAACACCTCTCCAACAGGTAATGATGACCCAAGAAGTAATACTGGAAACACAGACTTAGTATCATCAATATCAGGCTCACCTTTAGTAGGTAATCGTACTTGGGTTTATTATAAATATATTATTAGTGTTACAGCTGCTGGAGGTTCAGGAGCTACATATACTGCTGAATTATTAGACACACAAACAGGTAATACAATAAATCCTGACTCTGTTTCTACAGGAGTAGGAATGGGTAGCCCAACGGTGTTTACGTTTCTAATTCAAATACCAATTTTTGCTTTTGGTAGCAGAGTCTATACTCCAGTATTTAAACTTAAAACTGTAGGGGCAGTTACAAGTGCTACAATAAATTCTTTAGTAATAGAAAAATATACAGAAGAAACTTCTTCATCAACCCCACCCTCTCATTATGATGCTAACTACACAATAGCAAACCAACAGGCACCTCCATCAGACCCAAAATATAACACAAATGGGTTTGAGGTGTCTTCAGGATTAGAGATGTCTGCTAATATGCCAAAGATGAAAATTATAGATTTCCTAACATCTATATTTAAGATGTTTAATCTTATTGCTTTTTATGATGACAGGAAAATATTAAATAATGGAAGCACAAATACAGATTTTGGTAAAATAAAAGTAATGACTTTAGATGATTATTATTCTGAAGGAACAAATTATGATATAACAGAATATTTGTATACTGATAAACATAGTGTTGGTAAAGCAAACATATATTCTGAAATTAACTTTAAATATAGCGACCCTTCTACTTTCGCAATAATACATAGCAATGAGATAACAAATGATGAGTTTGGTAATGAAAGACTAGATAACCGTAGTGATGAAATAGATAGTCCTTTAGCATTTGATGGAGGCAAGTATGATGTTGAGTTAGGGTTTGAACACATGATGTTTGAGAGAATGACTAATCAATCAGGAACGCAACAGCTTACAAATACACAATGGGGTTGGATGGTTAGTGAAGATGAGAACCCTGTTTTAGGCAAACCCTTACTTGTTTATTGTCATAAACACGCTACAACTTCAACCTATGAGATGATGTTAGAGGATGGAACTGCGATAGACAAATACATAAGACCTGCAAACACAAGAACTCACATCCTTTCTGGTACAACAACACCTACTGCTAATCTACAAACCATACATTTTGGTGAAGAGCAAGACGAATATTTTGCAGACACTAATCTACCAAACAATGAAAGTCTGTTTGCTAACTTTTACTTTAATTATGTAACAGGTATATATAGCGAAAAAGCTAGATTGTCTAAGTTTAAAGTAGTGTTACCAGCTAAGATAGTTAATAAGCTTAAACTAAACGACAGGCTTATTATTTCTGCTAAGAAATATAAGATAAACAAAATAAAGATGAATATTAATACAGGTAAAGCAGACCTAGAGTTAATGAATGAAGTAGTATGATAAGAGATATAATAGATTTATTAGGAGCAGCAGATTGGCATATAGATGACGAGGATATAAAGATAGCCAAAGGTAAATATTTAGCTCCTACTAATTGGAAAGAATTTAAAAACGCAATAAAACGAAATAGATAATGGCAACTAATTCACAAGTAGTAAAAACAATTACTATACAATTAAATACCAAAGATTCTAAAATAAAGATAGATGGTATAACTAAGGGATTTGTAGAGGCTGGACAAGCAGCGCAAAACTTTAGTGCTAAAGCATCACAAGGATTTGACGCATTAGCAACAGGAGCTAACAATGCTAGGAGTGCTACAGGTTCTGCATCTGCTACTGTTTTAGAAGCGGGTAGAGTAGTTTCCGATTTTAACTACGGAATTAGAGGTGTGGCAAACAACCTTTCTCAGTTAGCAAACAACTTTGTTTTTACTGCAAAAAAAGCAGGTGGTTTTATGGCAGGTCTAAAGGATATTGGTCAAGCGTTTATGGGTCCTCTTGGAATTATACTCGCTATTAATGTAGCTATTGCTGCCCTAGAACGATGGTCTATGGAAAGTGAAAAAGCAAAAAAAGCTTCAGAGGGTTTTAACAAAAGTTTACAAAACGAAATAATAACTTTAAAAATTTATGAAGAAGCTTTGGCAGATGCTAACATTAGTCTACAAGAAAGAGTTGGTATTGTTAAAGGTCTTTCTAAATTAGACAAAAATTTGTCTGATAAGTTAAAAGATGCAGCAGGAGACACTGAAAAATTAACAAAAATAACTAAGGATTATTTAGCAGAAAAAGAAAGAGAGCTAGAGATAGATTTAAAAAGGCTAGAAATACAAGAGTTATACAATAAAAGACTTGAGCTAACAGCTAAAAAAACAAAAATTGAAGAAGAGATTGCTGACAAAACTACTGCTGACTTCGTAACGAGAAACGGAGACAGGGCGCAAATACTAGTGGACCAAGATAAAATAATAGCTGATTTAAGCGACACTCAATTAGAATACAATAATGCTGTGGAAGATTATCTCAAACTAATGTCTTTAACTAATCAAGAAGAAGAAAAAAGGGGTAAAAAGGCTAAAAAAACAACTAAAAAAGCAAAAGCACCTGTTTTTGATGCTATTTTTGATGTAGACTCTTTAATGGAAGGGTATGATGAAGCTAAAACAATGGAATTTGACTTGAGAAGAAGGTATTTAGAGTCAAGAGCGTTATTCTTTGATGAAGCTAGAATACAAGCATCAGAGGCAAACAACAAAGTGTTGGAAGATGAAATAGCTCATAGAGAAAAAATGCTTCTTAACACCGACATGGGTTCTATAGAAAGGATAGAAGCAGAAAATGAGCTTTCTATAATGAGGATGGATTTAAAAGACCAAGAGTTAGAGCATGAAATAATGATTATAGAGGCTAGAAGAAATATTAATATGGAATATGTTTCTTTTATGAATGGTATTGGTACGGCTTTAGCATCAGCTTCTCAAAGAGGTAGTGCTTTGGCAACTGCAGCATTGATTATACAAAAAGGAGCGGCTATAGCATCTATTGTTGTAGAGGCGCAAAGAAGTATTGCAGAAGCAACCTCAGCAACAGGTTCTGCAAATCAAAAAGTAGCAGATTTTTATGCCCCTGCTGGTCCTCTTGGAGTTGCACCAATGGCTGCACAAATTGCAGCAAATTCAGCTATGTTGGCAGCAAATAATAAAAGAACAAAAATAGGCGCTGCTATATCTATTGCAAACATTTTAGCTACAACTATTGGTGGAAATAAAAACATAAAAGGAGCATCTTCATCAACAGCAGGTGGTGGAGGTGGTGGAGGTAGAACTTTTGATTTTAATTTAGTAGGAAGCACAGGAACAAACCAATTAGCTGAAGCAGTAGGAGGTCAGTTCCAAGAACCAATACAAGCTTATGTAGTAAGTAATGAGATTACATCACAACAAGAACTAGATTTACAAATACAAACAGGAGCATCACTTGGTGATTAATATAAAACAAATAATATAAAAATCGTTATCAAATTATGGAACAAGATATTATAGAACTATTTATAGACGAAGAAAATGATTTTTCTGGTATAGAAGCAATTTCTATAGTAGAATATCCAGCAATAGAAGAAGACTTTATTGCTCTTAAAGAACAAACAGTACAGTTAGCAGAGGTAGATTCTGAGAAAAGAATCTTAATGGGTGCTGCATTAATACCTGACAAAAAGATATTTAGACAAAGTGGAGATAAAGAATACTTTATATACTTTTCTAAAGATACTGTTAGGAGAGCATCTGAGCTGTTTCTAACGAAGGGTAAACAAAACAACTCAACACTAGAACATGATGTAGAGTTAAAAGGATTAAGCGTAGTAGAAAGCTGGATTATAGAAGATGAGAAGAAAGACAAGTCTGCTAAGTACAATCTTAATTTACCTGTAGGAACTTGGATGGTGTCTGTCAAGGTAAACAACGACCAGATATGGCAAGAGTTTGTAAAAGAAGGCAAGGTAAAAGGTTTTAGTATTGAGGGATTTTTTACAGACAAGCTTGATGAAAGACCAAGAGAAAGCGTAAAAGAAGAGATAGACTCTGAAGAGTTTGAAGCATTAGCTAAGATATTTGAACTAGAAGATATTGTGCTTTCACAACTAGATGTAGAACTAGAAAGCTATAACGACTATCCTAAAGGAGCTAGAAATAATGCAAAGAGAGCATTAAAATATAAAGAAGAAAACGGTAGTAGTTGTGGAACACCAGTAGGATGGAGAAGAGCTTCACAATTAGCATCAGGTGCTAGTATCTCTCGTTCAACAATAGCTAGAATGGCAAGCTTTAAGAGACACCAACAAAACAAAGACGTACCGTATTCAGAAGGATGTGGTGGTATTATGTGGGATGCTTGGGGTGGTAGTGCTGGTGTTAACTGGGCTATCAATAAACTAAAGCAAATAGATAAAAAGAAACTAGCTAAAGAATTTGTTCCTGTTAATGATGATTATATAATTATTGATAACAGATTGGCTTTTGCTACTAAAGAGATGGCTGAAGAGAAAGCAGCAGACTTAGGATGTGAGGGTTCTCATGAGCATGAGGTAGAAGGCAAGATATGGTTTATGCCTTGTCAAGAGCATTTATTACAAGAAGACCCTTGTCAAGAAGGATATACTCAATATGGTATGAAGAAGAAGAATGGTAGATTAGTTCCTAACTGTATACCTGATAAAAAGTAATGCCTAGAAAAGTAGTAAGCACATATAGAAAGAACAAGAGAAAGTCTCATCCTCATAGCAAAAATGCAAGCGTAGGACAAAAGGGATATAAAAAGAAATATAAAGGACAAGGTAGATGAAAAAAACACCAAGTAGAACAAGTCCAACAGGCAAAAAGAGAGGCTGTTTATGCAAAGACGGAACGTACAGTAGTAAATGCTGTGATGGAAGTTTACAAGCACAAGGTATTGGAACTTTAACAGGACAAGGGACAACTCCATAACCTTGAAAATGAAACAGATATTTTATTAATCGTTATCAAATTAAATAATTATTTATGAAAGCAACAGAAATTATTAAAAAGTTCAAAGAAGTATTACTTTCTGCTGAGACCGAAGAAGAGACTCCTGTACAAGAGGAGCTTTCTGCTGAAGTTAAAGAGGAAGTTACTGAAGAGCAGGTAGAACTTGCTCAAGATGAAACAGTAGAAGAAGGTTCTACGGAAGAATTGGCTGAAGAAGAAGTTGAAGAAGAAGTAATTGAAGAAGCACCAGAAGAAATTTACGCTACAAAAGAAGAATTAAACAAAGTAGTAGCTGAATTTAAAGCTATGTATGAGCAAATGATGGATGGAATGGGTCAGGAGGAAGCTTCTGATGCACCTGAAGAATTAAGCTCAGACAAAGTTGAACTTTCTGAGGAAGCTGAAGCAATCTCTCATTCACCTGAAGCAGAGGTAGATTCAAAACCAATGAATTTATATTCTCAAAACCGTCCTATGACGACACAACAAAGAGTATTTAACAAATTATTTAACAATTAATTAATTAATTATGGCAACAACAACAAGTATAACAAGTACTTACGCAGGAGAATTTGCTGGCAAGTATATCGCTGCAGCTCTTCTTTCTTCTTCTACTATCGATAATGGTGGAATTGAAGTAAAACCAAACATTAAATTTAAGGAAGTCATTAAGAAATTAGCTACTGGAGACCTAGTTGCTAACGCTTCTTGTGATTTCGCTGCTACTTCTTCTGTTACATTAACAGAAAGAATTATTCAGCCAGAAGAATTTCAAGTAAACTTACAGTTATGTAAGAAAGACTTCGTCTCAGATTGGGAAGCTGTCTCTATGGGATATTCTGCATTTGACACATTACCTAAGAATTTCCAAGATTTCTTATTAGCTCATGTAATCGCTAAAGTAGCTGAGAAAAACGAACACGCAATCTGGCAAGGTGCTAACGCTACTGCTGGTGAGTTTGACGGATTCACAGTATTAGCTGCTGCTGATTCAGACGTAGTAGATGTAACAGGAACAACTGTAACTGCTGCAAACGTAATCGCTGAGCTTGGTAAGATTGTAGATGCTATTCCTTCTACTATCTATGGAAAAGAAGATTTATACATCTATGTATCTCAAAACATTGCTAGAGCTTATGTAAGAGCTTTAGGTGGATTTGGAGCTTCTGGATTAGGTGCTGCAGGTACAAACAATATGGGTACACAATGGTGGAATAATGGTTCATTATCTTTTGATGGTGTTAAATTATTCGTAGCTAACGGATTACCTGATAATGATGCAATGGCAGCTCAAAAATCAAACTTATACTTCGGTACTGGTTTATTATCAGACCACAATGAAGTAAAAGTAATTGACATGGCAGATATTGATGGTTCTCAAAATGTAAGAATCGTTATGAGATATACTGCTGGTGTACAGTACGGATTAGGTTCAGAAATCGTTTACTATACATAATAGTTAAATAAGTATTAACAATAAAACAGGGTGGGTGGAAATTCTACCTACCCTTTTTTAATAAAAACAATTAAATTATGGCTTGTGATATATCAAAAGGGAGATTAGAGGCGTGTAAAGAATCCGTAGGTGGTATTAAAAACTTATACATTGGAAACTACACTTCTGCTATGTATGCTGGTATGGCTGACTCTGCTTCTGTAGCACCATCAGGTTCTGCATTTAACGGTCAAGTAGACACTTTAACTGCTGGAGTACAGGTATACAAATTTGAAGTAAGAGGAGACAACAATACGTTTGAAGAAACTAATGAAAATTCAAGAGATAACGGAACATCTTTCTGGACACAATCAGGAAGTTTTGTTATTAAGGCTCAGAATGCTGAGACTATGATGCAATTAAAGTTATTATCTTACGGTAGACCTCATATTATCATTGAAGATTACAATGGTAAATTTAGGATTGCTGGCGCACAAAACGGAGTAGAAGTATCTGTGAATACATCTACTGGTGGTGCAATGGGAGATTTATATGGTTATACAATTTCTTTCGAAGGAAAAGAAGTCCTTCCATCTCTATTTGTTCTAAGTACTTTAGTTGGAGAAGGCGTTAGTGCTGGATTTGACGTACAGACTTCAAATATGAGTAACGAATAATACTTCCTTTATTATTATTCAATTAAAAGGGTAGATTTCGGTCTACCCTTTTTTATTATAAAACAAAAAATAGTTTTTACGTTATCATATTATGATAGTTATTAATGCAGCAGAGACACAGACATTTAACATAATACCTAGAGATGGTGTTGTAGAATACACTACTCAAGAGGACGGAACTATTACTCTTGATGCTAATAAGCTTACTGTTAAGTTTGTGGAAGAAGAAACCAATAATGGTGCTAGTTTTTTAAATTTAGTAAGTACTAAATATCCTAACTATTTAGCTTTAGAAGTAACAGCAACAGTAAATACATTTAGGAAGAACTTTAATTACTTTATGGAGATAAAAAACAATACTACTGGAAAGCTTTTTTATAGAGATAGACTTTTAGTATTAACTGACAATGATGTGCCTTATAACAATACGGCTATTCATTCTATTGATGCAGGTGAATACGAGCCTTTTACTGGTTCTTCTAGCGATAACGAATATATTATATTAAATGATTAATAAAGAAAAAAATAATTCAATAAGAGTAGTAAACTTGTCTGGTTACGAGATACCAGAGGTAAAAGAGGTTTACAATAAGAAGTGGATTTCTTATGGAGAGAACAACGACTACTTCGACATACTTATTGAAAGGTATTTAGGCTCACCTACTAACAGTAGATGTATCAACGGTATTGTTGATATGGTTTATGGTAGAGGATTAGAGGCTACAGATAGTGCAGAGTTTCCTGAAATGTACGCTAAGTTCAAGGTATTGATTAGACCTAAAGATGTAAAGAGAGTATCTAATGATTACAAGATGTTAGGTCAAGCAGCTATGCAAGTAGTATACAACAAGTCTAAAACCAAAATAATAAAAGTATTACACTTTCCTATGGAGTGTTTACGAGCAGAGAAGTGTGATGCAAAAGGGGTTATCAGAGCTTATTACTATCATCCAAAGTGGGCTGAGATAAAGCCAAGCGATACACCTAAGAGAATCCCTACATTTGGGAATGGTGCAAAGAGTGAAAAATCAGAGCTATATATATTCAAGCCTTACAGAAGTGGCTTTTATTATTATGCTCCTGTTGATTATCATGGATGTTTACAATATTGTTCTTTAGAAGAAGAAGTAAGTAATTATCACATCAGTAACATAAAGCAAGGATTACAGCCTAGCTTACTAATAAACTTTAATAATGGGATTCCTAATGAGGAAACTCAAGAGATTATTGAAAGAAAAATATATGACAAATTTAGTGGCAGTTCTAATGCAGGCAAATTCATACTGGCATTTAACGAATCTATAGAAACTAAAGCAGACCTAGAACCTATTCACTTACCAGATGCTCATGCGCAATATCAGTTCTTATCTGATGAGAGCAGAGAGAAGATTATGTTAGGTCATGGTATTGTATCTCCTATTCTTTTGGGGATAAAAGACAATACAGGGTTTGGGAATAACGCAGAAGAGTTAAGAACTGCTTCTATATTGATGGACAATATTGTTATTAGACCGTTCCAAGAAGGAATTATAGAAGGTATTAATGACATACTAAACTTTAACAAGATATACTTGAGTTTATACTTTGTAACTCTACAACCGATTGAGTTTACAGAGCTAGACAACATCTCTACAAGAGTTAAGAGAGAAGAAGAAACAGGAGAGAAGTTAAGCTCAGATGAAGTAACAGATTTTAGTGATGAAGAAGGAGATGACCTTTTGGAGCAATTAGAGGCTCTAGGAGAGCGTATCTCTGACGATTGGGAGCTTATACATTCCGAAAAGGTAAACGACTCGGAAAAGGGCTTTAATTTGGATAATTTGGCAGATATTAAGTCTGCTCCTAACAAGAAGTCTAAACAGGATAGAGGAATATATAAAGTAAGATATGCTTATATGCCTGTAAGAAAGTCTCCTAATAGTAGAGAATTTTGTAAAAGAATGGAATTATATACTCAGGACAATATTGTATTCAGAAAAGAAGATATTGGCACAATGAGTTTTAGAGGTGTAAACAGAAAGCTTGGACACAAAGGTAGAAACTATTCTCTGTTTAAATACAAGGGTGGTAAAAACTGTAAGCATTACTGGGAGCTAAGAGTGTATAAAAAGAAAGTATCTGATGATGCAAAGATTAGTGTTAATCAAGCAACAAAGGATGGATTTGTAGAACCTAATAATCCTTCAGAGGTATCTGTTAGACCAGCAGATATGCCGAACTCAGGAGCTTATCCAAATAGTTAAGATTATGGCAAAAGCATTATTTATAACAGTAATAGACTTAAAGAGAAAATCCATAATAGATGGGAACTTAGATGCTGATAAGGTAATTCAGTTTATTGAGGTAGCACAAGATACTCACATACAAAACTATTTAGGAACAGATTTATATAATAAACTACAAACATTAATAACAACAGGTAACGATATAAATAATCCTGCTAACGCACATTACAAATCATTATTAACAACTTATATAAAGCCAATGTTAATATGGTTTACACAAAGTAATTATCTTCCGTTTGCTATGTATCAAATAGGTAATGGAGGAGTATTTAAACATAGAAGTGAGAACTCTGATTCTGTAACACAAGAAGAGGTTGCAATGCTGATAAACAAGGTTTCAGAAACAGCAGAGTTTTATACTAGAAGGTTTATTGATTACATGACTTATAACTCGACATTATATCCAGAATATAATTCTAACTCTAATGAAGATATGTACCCTGACAAGGATGTTAATTTTCATAGCTGGGTTCTTTAATTATGAGCATGTACAAACCGAAAAAGATTAATGTTGAAAAACTAAAACAATATTTAAAACGACAAGAAAAAGATGGCGAATACAATAGATTGGGGAAAAGCATACAGCGAGAGTTATTGGGGGAACGCAACCTCAACGATTGATTGGGCAGACGTATATCAAATAGAGTACCACACTTCTGATTTAAATAGGAGAGTGCAAATATACGAGAACAACACAATGACAATACAACTATTAGAAAACTTAGAAGATTAAGATATGAGTTTACTTAAGAAAGCATCCATAATAACCACACCTACAGCTTATGCTGAGGACTACTTATATTCTATAAAACCTGCTTTTGCTTTAGGTAGTAGCCTAACATCAAGCCCTGTAAACCTATCTAATGATTTTAATGCAAATGGCTCATCATCAATAACAGATGCAGACACATTTACTTCAACAGGTGGTAGTTTAGATGGTATTACCTCTAAGACAAGTGTATATACTTTAACAGTAGGTAGAAGATTTCAAATAGAAATACAAGGAAATACTACATCTTCAGGTTTTACTTTAGGTGCAGGTAATGGTAATGGAGATGAATATGGCTCAGGTTTTGGTGTGCATACATTTGTTAGTTTACACGCCCAATTATGGATAAGACAAAGAACATCAGGAACTACAAATATTACAAAATTATCAATACAAGAAGTAACAGATGCCGACTTTCACTTTGACAGAAACTCAACAGGTACACGATTAAACGAAGATTATCTTATAGAAGATGTGCCTTATAATTTTGTTATAAACAGTGAGGACTTTAGTCAATCTACTTGGCTTAAATCAAATGTTACTATAACAAGTAACTCAATAATTGCGCCTGATGGCACGTTAAGTGGAGGTAAAATATTAGAAACTACAGGCTCTTCTAATGGTCATTTTATATTAGACAGCTTAAGTTTAGCTGAAAACATAACATATAATTTTAGTGCTTTTGTTAAAAAACTAAATAGAAGATATGTAGCTTTGCAAAACAGCTATAATTCAAATAATGGCTCTATTGCTTTTTTCGATTTAGATAATAAAACTATAAT